TTATCTTAAAACAAAACAATATGAAAACTTTACATCAATCGGAGTTGCAACTCATAGTTTTAATTATGATCCAATTATTGTAAAAGTTGAAGGTAAAATTGGAATTAGTTCAATAGAAGGTAAGGATTTTCAATGTATTCCTCAACCTTTGTTTAGAGGTGAAGTAACATCCATTCATTTAACGGATGGTGGAGTTGGATATGGTGCTTCTGAAATACTTAATTTCAATAGACAACCTAGAGTTGATCTATACACTGGTGTAAGTGGTGAATTATTACCCGTTGTTGCTAATGGTCAAATTATTGACGTAGCGATCAATAATAGAGGCCAATCATATAACACTCCTCCTAGTATTTCAGTCACTGGTATTGGAACTGGTGCAGAGTTAGTTCCAGAGATAGTAGATGGTCAAATTAGAAATGTTAAGATAATTAAGGGTGGTATTGGATATGGTGCTTCTACAACATCATTGAATGTTGAATCCTCTGGTGAGTTTGCTATATTTAATGTTAATCTTAAAACATGGCAAGTAAATGAAGTTAGAAAAAACTTTACTAATATAGATGATTCTGATGTATTCATAGAAAAACCAACACAGATTAGTCGTGAATTGCAATGTTCACATGCTTACATTCCAAGAGGGTTAAGAAAAGTAATATATCAAAATGATACTAATGGTGATTCTTTATATGGAAGTAGAGACTTAACTTTATCAAGTGGTGTAGAGGAAGATAAAACACAACACTCACCAATTATTGGATGGGCATATGATGGTCTTCCAATTTATGGCCCTTATGGATTTGAAAAGAGCACTGGTGGATCTGTAACTCAACTTAATTCAGGATATTCAATTGATTTAAAAACTAATAGACCTCCTACAAGTGTTTTCCCACAAGAGTTTTTTATAGAAGACTTTACATGGAATAGTAATACTGATGAGAGTTATCTTGATGAGAACAACGGAAGATATGGTGTAACTCCTGAGTATCCAAATGGAATTTATGCATACTTTGCAACAATAGAATCTTCACCGACTGATGATGCCACTGATCCATTTGATAACTTTAAGAAACCTAAGTTTCCATATCTTTTAGGTGAAAACTTTGGTGCTCAACCAAATGAATTTAATTTCTTATCTAGAAGTAATCAAGATGTAATTAATCTCAATAAAACTAGTTGGGTAAGAAACACTGAACCATATGAATTATTACAAGATAATAGTTCTTATGATTATGTAAGTCAATCATACAAATATGTTACTCAAGAGGGATCTATTGTATATGCTTCAGAAGGGTCTGTAGAAAAGGTTGGTGTTGTAACTGGGGGAACATCTTATCAAGTAGGTGATAAACTCGTATTTGAAGAAAAAGTTGCTGAGAATTTTGAAACAGTTGGAAAAGTTTCAAAAGTAAAAGGGCCTGGTATTGGAACTATTTCGATCACTAGCACATTATTACAAAATATTCAGTTTTATCCCTCTGATGAAAAGGGTAGATTTGTTGGTATAGGTTCAACACCATTACAATTACAAAATGGAGATCAAGTTTATGTTTCTGGAATGTCAACTACAAATTCTAGAATCGGTGGTAAAAGTTTTAATATTGGAATATCATCATCAAAACTAATAGTATCAAAAGCAATACCAAAAATAGCTGTTTCTGGATTAGTTACGTTCTTTAGTGTTCAAGGTAATTTACCTTCACCAAATGCCAGTCTCAACAATCTCAATCTGAGAGAGAATGACATGTTGAAAGTTGGTGTTGGAGATCAGATGGAAGAGGTTAAAATACTCAATGTTGATGCTGCAAATTCAAGAATAAGAGTATTAAGAAATCAAAATAATTTAAGTGATGCTGGGCCTGGAGTTGCTCATACTATTAGAACAACAATAGAGGAAGATCCTAGAAAATTTAAGATTGATGTAGGTTTCAATACCGATTTTAATAATAAAGTTGATTTTGAATATTACTTTAACCCAGTAGAATCTGTTGGTGTTGGAACTACTGCTGGGCCTGGAATAGGAACAACTGCAACAATTTTAAATCCTGCTGGTGGCCCTAGCCAAGTGTTCTTACCTACTAGATCTATACGTTTACCGAACCACAAATTTAAAACTGGAGATCAAGTAACGTATCATCGAAATACAGGTAATGCGATAGGTATTGCAACTAATCGTGCTAGAGCTAATTTGTTTAATGTAGCAGATCGTCTTAGAGAAGATGTTCCTTTATTTGTTGCAAGATTGAGTGATGATTTTATTGGATTATCAACAGTTAAAATCGGTCTAGGAACTGCAGGAGATGGTATTGATCCAGAGGATGTATTTACTGGTATTGGAGTTACTCTTAAACAACAAAGTTTAATATATTTTACTGGTATTGGAACTGGTAAATATCATAGTTTAAGAAGAAGTTATAATGAAACTGTAAAAGGATCCATAGAGAAAAATTTAGTCACTGTATCAGCAGCCAGCAGTCACGGATTGACTAATAATGATAGAGTGTTTATAAGTGTTAATGCAGGTATTGTTACAACAGTTCCTATTAAGTATAACAAGGCAAATAGAAAATTAATCGCTAGAGAATTAGATTTTGTATCTGCTGGTGTCAATACTTCAGGATCTATAACTGGTAATCAAAATACCATTACTATAGCAAAACATGAGATGTTCACTGGGCAGAGAGTGGTTCATACTGCGACTACACCTGTAGGTGGATTAACTCATGATAGAGAATATTTTGTGTATGTTATTGATAAAGATACAATTAAATTATGTGGTAGTAGATTCCAGACAAGACAAAGCAAACCTGTGTTTGTTCCATTGGATGTATCACCAGTTGGTGCTGCGGGAACTTTAGGTCTTGTTAATCCTCCTTTAGAATTTTATAAGAATGGAACAATAACATTTGATTTATCAGATTCATCTTTATCATTTATTAAAATTACAGATACACTACCTGCATTTGATTTAGAACTTTATACTGATTATAATTTTGTTCATGAATATACCTCAAACGAATTATCATCCACATTTAATGTAAGTAGAACTGGAACTGTTGGTGTTGATGGAAAACTTATATTGACATACAATCAAAACACTCCAAAAATACTTTACTATAACTTAGTTGCAAATACATCTTCAGATAACCCAGACATAAACAAAGAACTTGTATTAGATAGAGAAATTGATGGAAACAACACTTTAACATTTAAAGAAAGTCGTTATTCTGGTCAATTTAATGTTCTTGCCAATTCTGATAATACGTTTACATATGATTTAAATAGATTCCCTGAAGAAGAGTCATATACAAGTTCAACCACAACCATATTAAGTTACGATACTACATCTAAAACCGCGTATGGCCCTATAGCAGATGTTGCATTATCTGAAAAAGGAAAAGGGTATACTAGATTACCTGGTGTTTCCACTGTTACCTCTGACACGGGATCTGGAGCTATTTTAGAAGCATCTAGTAGATCGATAGGTGTTCCACAAACAACGAAACTTGAAAGTATTGGTTTCGATTACCCATCAGACTTTACACTAAGACCACAATCAAAACTTCCTCAGATTATTAAGATATCAGCACTATCTGGTCTTAAATCTGTTGGTATTACTTCTTTTGGTAGAGGTTATAACCATCCACCACAACTAGTTCTTCTAGATGGTTTGACTAGAGCAAAAGATAATGATGTAGATCTAGCATACAATCTATCGACTCCCGATAGAGTGGGATTTGTGGATATTATTGAGAATACTTTTGGATTAAACAATGTTACTCCAACTATTGTTCCAGTCAATAATCCTAATGGAATTAGAGTAACAAATTTAGTATATGATGCATCATCAGATACTGTTGCAGCAACATTAAAAGTTGCTTACAGTTTTGCATCAGAGTTTCCTATAGAAGTTGGTGATAAAGTATTTGTCGAAAACGCAAGTGTTGGAGTTGGATCTACAGGTAAGGGATATAATTCTGATCAATATGATTATCGCACATTTGAAGTTACTCAAGTTCATCAAAATCTAGGTAACGTTGGTATTGTCACTTACAGCATGGGTGGAAACGTTCCAAGTGGCGAAGCACCTGGTAGTTTTGATAGTATCCTATCAGCAGCAGTGTTAGTAAGAGAAAGAGATTTTCCACAATTTAGTATTGAATTACAACCTAACACATTTAATACAAAAGAAACATTAGTTTCTGAAACTAGTGTTGGCCCTGTTTCTGGTGTTGTTGCAGAATATGATCCAGCAAGTCAGTGGTTGACTGTGGAGGCTGCAAGTGACTTTGAAGTTGATAAATTAATAGAATCTACAGTTACAGGTGCTAAAGGAACTGTATCTGATATAATTCTTACTTTTGATACTAACTTCTTAGTTGATTATTTCTCAATGGTCAACAATGGGTGGGAATATGAAACAGGTTTCTTAAGTAATGTCTTACAGGTAACTCACGATAATGAATACTATCAAAGATTTGCATATGCAATTAAATCTAGAGTATTCTTGGATAAATGGAAAGACATTGTTAATAATTTAACTCATACTGCAGGATTCCAAAAATTCAGTAATTTACAAGTAGAATCTGCTTTACCAGTTGCCAATAAAGCATCCATGGTTGTTGGAACTGCTGGAACTGTTACTGGTGTTATTGATTTAATCGGAAATGAGAGTTTACATGAAGTTAATAACTTTGATTTAGTTACAGAAAACCTTAAATCAAGATCTCCTATCGCTGGTAACTTATCTGATGAAATTACCTTCCAGAATCGTATTCTGATTGACTATGCAGAATCTGTTGGAAACAGAGTTGTTTCAATTGATGATATTAGTGGTGATTTTAATGATTTACCAAGAACAACAGCATTCTCTGAAGTAGGTAGATTTGATATCTCTGGTAATAAAGAAAATAGGTTTATGGTATATGTGAAAGATAGATTATTTGAAGGTGAAAGACAGTTAATGATGGTTAACGCATTATTTGATCCAATTAGTGGTCAATCCATGATTAATCAATATGGTCAAGTAGATACTATAAGAGATCTCGGATCTATGGATTCTGCCGTTGATGGTAGTGAGGCTGTTCTTAGATTTTTCCCAAATAAGAGTGAGTTCAACAATTATAATGTAACAACACTCTCATACAACCTTAATGAACTTGGTCTTACAACCTCACTGACTGCTGGTATATCAACTAGCATAGGAGCAGGATCAAATCCAGTAGGAGCACTTGTTCATATTGGTGCTGCCACAACACTAGGTGGATCTGCTCACGGTGGCGGTGAGGTCATTGTGGCCACCGTAGGAAGTGCAACCACAACAGGTCTTCCAAGTGCTGCTGGTAAAGCACCATTTGAGATGTTCTGCCCAAGATCTGCTAAAACAATCGTTGCAATCGCGACAAGTGAAGGAACAGTTGAATATAATGAATTAAGCATGGTAATGCATCAAAGTGCTGTAGGTTTAGGATCTACTGTTGCATTTGAACAGTATGGTCAACTAACCATTCATAACAGAAGAGACAATCTCGCTGCAGAACCATTAGGATCATTTAGACCACACATAGTTGGTCTTGGAACCACAGCACAAATTCAAATTGGATTTACACCAAATGCTGGTATTAAGACTGCATTTATAAACTCAGTAACTATAGGAATATCATCGGAAACGTATACGGGAATAGGAACAATAAAATTAAAAAATGGATCTTTGATTGCACAATCAACAACTATACCATCTAGGTCTGCACCGTATCCTGTGGGTGTTGGTAGTTATGTTGAAGAATTTGATGCTGCGTATGCGATAGTTCAGGTTAAGGATACCACGAACGATAGATATGAGTTTTCTGAAATCATGATGGTTGACGATGATACTCGTGTATTCATGACAGAGTATGGAAATATTGTAACTGGAGCAGGTGTCAATGCAAACGCAACTGGTATAGGAACTATAGGTGGAAGAAGAGATGGATCAGACTGCTTTACAGAAATAACTTTTGTTCCAAATGCAAATACAGCTGTTGAAGTTAAAACATTTATACATGCACTTAAATCTATTGAAGGAACAGATCCTAATGAAATAGAACTTCAGTCTGGATCTATTCAAACTAAGTTTGATGTCTATGAGGGAACTTTCTTTGGATCTAAAACTAAGTTCCCAATATTAAACGAAACTAATCAGATATTCAAAAAAGACTTTGATGGATCTAGCACTGATATTATAAACACAACTAATAACACTATTAGTATTCCAAATCACTTCTTTGTAACTGGTGAAGAAGTTGAATATCGTGTAAAACAACCAATAGTAGGATGCACAACTACGGGTGTTGGAGCAACTACAGATCATATTGGTATAGCTGCAACACCTTCTACTTCTCCTGCGAGTGTAACTTATCTTCCAGATTCAGTATTTGTCATAAAGGTTAGTGATACTTTAATTAAACTTGCATCAACTGCAGAAAACGCATTGAAATCTATTGCACTTCCATTAAGTCTTACTGCTGTTGGTGTAGGAACTTCACATAGTTTAATAAGTAAAAATGAAAATACAAGAGCATTAATATCAATTGATAATATCATTCAAAGCCCAATTGTAGGAACTGGTGTTACCACATCTCTTGGAGTTAGTTTTGTTCA